ATGACCCGAAAATAACCCACCAGCCATTACAAAATCAGCACCGCCTCCAAATGCTTTTGCCATATCACCGGGACAGGTAATTCCACCATCGCCAATTATATCTCCACCTACCCCATGTGCCGCATCCGCACATTCCATAATCGCAGACAACTGAGGCATACCAACTCCAGTTTTAAGGCGCGTTGTACACGCACTACCTGGTCCAATTCCCACCTTGACAACATCAACTTTTCCGTTAATAATGAGTTCTTCAGTCATTTCACGAGAAACCACATTACCAGCAACGAGGATATGCTTTGGAAACATTTCACGGAGAGATTTACAAAACTCAACTATCCGTTCCATATATCCATTCGCGACATCCACACATATCCACTTAAAATGGGTTTCAATAATATCACTCATTCCCTTTAGTTTTTCAAGATCATCTTTTGAAATCCCAGTAGAATACATTACATATGAACTATTAAAACCGGATTCCTTTACAAATTCAACAAGTTCTTCTTTTGTATAATGTTTATGAAGAGCGGTTACAATCTTGTGTTTGGATAATTCATTATATACAGAAAAAGTCCCAGTAGTATCCATATTTGCAGCTATAATCGGAACCCCTTCCCAAGTCAATGGAGAATGCGGGAACTTTTTAATATTTCGCAGAAGTTCTACTTGGGAACGCGATGAAAGGGTTGTTCGTTTCGGACGAATCAACACATTATGAAAATCTAGCTTCGTATCCGTTTCTATTTTCATTGCCTAATATTGTGTACTGCTTCATTTTAGACTCGTATTTCAATACCCTTCGCCCTATCAAGAGAATATAGCCATTTTGTGATTGAAATATGACCATTCTTATGAGATTTCACAAGCGCATCGTCATTTCGTGCGTGAATATCAACACCTCCAAGAGAATACAGCCATTTCGCAATTGTTTCATGTCCATTTGTACAGGCCCAACGAAACGCATAATCTTTTCGTGTATGAATATACACATCACCAAGAGAATACAGCCATTTCGCGAGTGTTTCGTGGCCATACTCGCAGGCTGATATAAACGCGTAATCATCTTCAGCATGGGAATCTACGCCCCCGAGAGAATACAACCATTTCGCGAGTGTTTCGTGCCCACGATAACACGCTCTTCGGAACCCGTAATCATCTCTCATATGAATGTCAATTACCCTCAGAGAACAAATCCATCTCACAATATCTTGATCCCCCCTTTCACAGGCCATAAAGAACACACGCACATAATCGGTTTCAATATTAGAATCTAAGAGAGACGAATACAACTCGCCCCTCACAGGGTCTGTTTCTCGTAATGATTTAATTTGCGTAACAAGCGCTTCTGGAATAGACATCTACTCTAATATAGCATTATACCATAAGATGGATACGTGGGGAGAGATTAAGACATATCCGATAACTGATTCTAATGATTTTTGGGCATTGTTTGATGAATTAGTTGATGACGATAGTAAATTTATTCATAATCGAAACACGATACTTGATGCATATACGCGGGGAACTCTATTTGGACTGAGGGTAACAGAAACAGACGCAATGTTTGAAAACAGAGAAAGAAACATTCGTGTATTCTGCAAAGGAACATCTTATACTCTTCCTTGTTTTTGTATAAAAGATGGTTCATCTGCAGTTATCATATGGGTTCATACACGTGCTCGTAGAAATGGATTTGGTAGAATACTTGTAGAACAGCTCGGCATCACGAATGCATATTGCCCTCTTCCAGAGAGCATTCCTTTCTGGGAAAAATGTGGAATATCTATTGAATAAAAATATCTGACCAGCACACAGACTACCAAGAACCCATACCGTCTGTTTCCCATTCTGGATAAAATGTATCAAGATCATTTTTAGTTATAATACGTGTTTTACGAATATTATACAGTTGTGACAACAGTAGTTAACAAGCAAACTAATGTAGTTTGTTTGCTGACTAAATACCAATGTTATTATCCGTGTTTTAACTCATACTTAGAGATAATTTCCTGTGTGGGTGGAGATATATCTTTCTTCTTTTTCATGACTACCATAACATTCCCTCTTTCAACAATGTCATAATAGTTATTTAATATATGATATCCCGGTCTATTAAGATAATCATCAATAATCAAATAGGATTCATCATCAAGTACATTAAACGATTTCAATCCACATGCAACTCTAAAGCGCCCATCAATCAACATTACATCAATATGTTTATCAGATACATCATAAATACTATCGGTATAATTACGTTTCATATCATCTGTAGCATCCGGCCCAGGATTTCCCCAGTTTTTAGGAAGAGCACATATATCAACATACTTGATTGTAATACGATTACTTAGATCTGCATTTAATTTTGAAAACCATTCCATATCCGATTCCACAGAGTATATGTTATCGATAGAGGGAATATTCGCTGTAAAATAAGTAGAACCCCCAGAACCAAACTCAAAATAGGTTTTTGCCGTATTTACATACTTCGTAAAAAGGTGAATATCTGTTCCAACAAAATGAGGCTTTATCATTCTATAATGCTAAATATAAACCGTATATAATAATGAACGCGTCTATGATACAATCAAAACCCGCGGATTGACAATCTCGTGTTGGACAAGCCATTGTGCACCGCCGGGCCGGTCCGATGGTCACCTTGTAACTGAATGATTTCATCCTTCGCGGTTCCATTATATTATTTTTTACAATAAAGATATCACTAAATTAATGGGTTATACTTTCTCAATCGTAATGCCCATCATTTTTCCAAAATATTCTGTAAGAGGATCATTACGATAATCGTTAATATATTTAATCCTTCGAACACCCGAGGCACACATAAGACGCATACATATCACACAAGAATAGTGTGTAATATTTGCAGCTATAATCGGAACCCCTTCCCAAGTCAATGGAGAATGCGGGAACTTTTTAATATTTCGCAGAAGTTCTACTTGGGAACGCGATGAAAGAGTGGTTCGTTTTGGGCGAATCAATACATTATGAAAATCTAATTTTATGTCCGCCTCAATCTTCATTGCCTAACATTATTTTAGTTCTTCATTTAAACCTATAATACACTTAAAAATTTTATCTGGATATCATCTCTCCCTATGCCCGACAGCAGTGGTCCCATTCCCCGCTTTTCTTCCACTTTTGATATGTAACTACATTCGCGCGTCCTCTACCCATGGATGTTTTCAACCAAATATCGCGAGATTCTTCGTGAAATTTATTCTCACACTCCTTATCAAAATCACGATAAACAATATGAGAAATGGAATCACCGCGTATATCATAATACATATAGTTTGCTAGTCCATAAAATGGAAGTGTTACAAATGTTACTAATCCACCTGCCAGAATGACTCCAGCAACATTTTTTCCAGAATTAAGAATATGATTCATTTTGACTATTCAATATAGTATGTTACTGATATTTTCAATTTAGATTTCATACCCGATTAGAACATTCTAAATCATTATTGTCCATATCGTTTCGGGAGTTCATCATTCTCAACCATCCAGGGGGCTTACATCTGTCCGCGGCTTCAACTTCACCAGTTTGACCACTTAAAACTGGGGCACTCGCACAAGAACATCTGCTTCCAGACGGTAAAACATCATCTTTTTCAAGACTTCGTATTGTATCAGATAAAACCTTCCGGATATCTTCAATATGTTCCGTATTTGTTTCAACCTGATTAATATGCGGACGAAGTCTGTGTTTTCCAACGAGTTCCGAATCTTCCGTCGCTGGTGTTGTATCACATTTTACACTTGATTCATTTTCGGGTTCTAGAGACGATGATGGAAGATTGTCATGGAAATATTCAGTTCGTGAAATCATTGGTCCCGCGCATGACGCAATTAGAACAATCGCAACTAAAACAAGAATCGCAACAAACATACTATATAATCATAGATTATGAAGACGCGTAAGAACAAACATCTTTCCAAAAAAACTCAAAAAACCGCGGAACATCGAAACGCAGTATGTGTTCTTCATCCAAACAAACATAACGTATCTGGAACCATACATTTTACAGAAACAAAAACAGGCGTATCTGTCAAATATGATATCAAAGGACTCAAAGACGGGGACCACGGATTTCATATTCACGAATACGGAGACCTTACTGATGGCTGTACGAGTTCATGTGCCCATTTTAATCCTTACGGACTTACACACGGTGGTCCAAAAGACATAATACGACACGCAGGAGACCTTGGAAATATTCATTCTATGGACGGAATATCAAAGGGTAGCATGAAGGATAAAATAATATCATTAGATCCTTCGCATATATGCAATATTATTGGGAGAGCAGTTGTTGTTCACGAAGATCCGGATGATCTTGGAAAAGGGGGGAATGAAGAGTCTTTAATTACAGGAAACGCCGGGAAACGACTTGCCTGTGGTATTATTGGGTTTTCAAAGAATTGCTAATCTTAATCCTCGTCATCATCTGTCGTTCTTGGTGCGATATGAATTTCTACATAATCGCGCTCAGAAATCTTATTGTCTTTCCCTACCAAAGGACATTTGAAACGAACGGGAATCTCATCATGCGTATACGATATGATTGTTTTGGGACCGTATGGACCAGAACTAATGAACCCTTTTGCAAAATTCGTAGATAGCATCACAGAACTCTCCACACAACTCCTTCTAGACTCCTCAATCACGACGTCGCCTTCAATATAATCAGTTGAGTATTTGATACGAAGATCGCCTCTCTCAACTTGCGTTAATGTGAATGTGTCGGCTCCTAACTTTTCAACATTATCAATCGCATCCTTAACACAAGCCGTATCCAACTCTCTCTCCACTACATAATCCATTTCAGGAACCTCCATTTCATCACTATCAAGTTCAATAAGTGAAAGTTTGTATTTATGTTTTCCTCTTGGTTCACGGACACTAATTTCTAAGATATTATTATCCGTTGAAGCTTTAAGAACCGTAGAAGTTGATGAAGAACAAGAATTCAAGATCTTATGTAGAATTACAAATGAAACCCCAATATTAAATTCATCTTCAGGAGGCGTATACACTAGCGTATCTTCTCCCATAACACACTTTACAAGACAAGTATGCGAATGATCCATTCCACTTATATAAAATCCGGTTTTGGTAAAATAAATGAACCCTGACTCAACATACGAACTAAATAGTTTTATGATTCTCGTAAATACTTTATGATCGTTGATTAAGATAAGAACTCGTGATACATTCGGCATCGTGTATTATAAAGATTTCAAATCTTTTTAGATTATCAATTTACGACGGAAGAAGCCTGCGTAGTTCCGCGTTTTCCCTCGTTTTCTAGATATTCCAACGACCTTTCCGAAGATTCTATATCGCCCACGATACGCCCGTATTTTGTTTCAATTACACGTAATTCACTTTTAATCTTACTAGACAAATTCCCCCATTTTTGATACGAAGCAACTTTGATCACACGTAATATATCCGGACATTCAAAACCTTCTTCAGCCTTTTTAGCCTTTTCAGCATCACTCACAATTTTATCAACACGAGGACGAACACTCCAAGATTGTGATCCAGTGTTTTGTTCTAAAATAGATATATTTTTCAATACTTCTTGTATCGCCGAGTAAAATCCAGGTAATACCGTTTCAACATCTTTATAAAACACCTCTTCTGAATCATATTTATTGGTAGAATCCTTCATATCTACCCATTGATATCTCTCCAATGTATCCAGTCCTTTTAAAGAAGGAACAACAACTCTTGGAAGGTCCATTTTAAATTTATGCTCTTTCCATCCCTTTGAAACAATAGGTTCCATCCCTAAATCCTGGGCTTCAATAAGAGGTTTATAAAAATCTGTTAAAGGGTCTATGATAATACCCGCTCGTCTCATAATCTCATCTTTTTCTTCTTTACTCAATGTTTTTGGAATGTCTTTGATTGACTTATCTTTATCATATGCCATCGTTTCGAGTTTCCCCATAACTCGTTTATAATCACTAAATGATTCAATAATATTATCTTGGAGGGTTTCCAGTTTTAATCTCGCACCTTTAAGATTCTCCTGGAACTCAAAAATCTGTGCTTTATTCCAACGTTTTCCCTGAAACTCTACTCGTATACGCTGTGGTTTAGTCGTGGATTGAACAAAACCCTCACGTCTCCAAAAAGGATATATACAGATAGAAACCAGGCACAATATCAATATACTCAATAACGTTCTCATCTATTTTTTAACCTTTTTTAGATGACAAGTCTACTAAACTCGTGTTATGATTGCTCAGGGGCAATCGGGTTCCCTTCAGCAACAGGGGACGATATTGTAATGAATACAACAAGAGCCGTTCATGGACCCCAAGGATTCAATGCTTCCTGTGGGTCACCGTGTGAAACATGTACAGGACATCCCACAACCATAGCCGGATTTCAAGCACCATACACCACACAATCGTTTTATTTGAAAACCAGAAATCTTAAAAAGGCATTGCGCGCATCTTCGTGTGCCGGATATACGCCTACGTGTGAGGACTATGAAAGAAGAAAGACCGTATGCACGGAAAACTGTAGTGGAACAACTAAACCCAGAATCACACCATTCAGCCAATATGGAGGTGGGATTAGTCCTTTCGTTGGGGCCGTCACTCAAAAACAACATCTTAAAGACATAAAACGTGCGAATAGCACTATGGTTCGCGGGGCACAAATGACTGCTAGCGCAAGACTCCGAACATTGCGTCCAAGATACACTAACACGAAAATTAACAAAAACACTGCGGGTTCGTTTATCGCTCTTAATCGCTATAACCCAAGACCCCAAAACCAAACACAAGGCGTTCAGTTATCTTGTTGTACAACCTCTGTAGGCGCCAATAAACGCGGAAATCTACGCCCAAGCATACAAAAAACTGTTGTTATCTGCCAAGAGTCTTGTCCGCAATAGATAGATGCCTAACATTCCTTTCAATATGTTGGTAAAACAAAACCACTCCAAAACGGTATACAAAGGAGATTTTAAAAATCTCGCAACCTCTTGTGGAAACAAAAACTCTGCTCCCAGAATCTCAACGTCTGGTCTATCCGCAGCGAGAATTCACGCCAAAAGTTTGGGTAGAAACTTATGTTGTAACCCAGGTTCAGGAACTGCATGTGTAAATGGATGCGTTTGATTTTTATCGGGTGATGTAGATGTCGCTTAACTCAAAGCCTGACACTTCATATGCTTACAGAAACCGCGTCGCTCACTCCAAAGCGATGTATGCCGGAGATTATACTACGAATCCACCCAGTAAAAACCCGGTATCCTGTAATACGAATGGACAATGTCGCGCTAATCTTTACACGAGTCCAAAATACCAATACGGAACTCGTCTCTTTGACCTTAGGATTGGACAGCAAAACTGCTGTAATAACACTTGCAACTGCATAGGTTGTTTAAAACAATAAATTGAATTTTATTCATTGTGATGATATTTGGTATATAAAATGCTAAATATCACACCATATGGTCTTGGCGTTGGAATGGTTATTGCTGCAGTTGGATTCATCGTAATATGTATGTCATTTTGCTGTGCTGATTTTGCAGGATATCGCGTTATTTCACAACGAGCCGCACTATGTTTTGGAGAACACGCAGATACTGCAATGAGAATTTACGGACTTCTTCTTATGCTATTTGGGCTTTTAATGATCCTAGGAATAATCCCAGCATATAAATTCACGTGATGTCATATCAATGATTTGATGAATCGAGTAGATTCAATCATAGCCGTGATTCCAATATAGGCCGCCCCGAGTCTCCACGAAACCCCCCTCCAATATACGTTAATAATTCCTTCTTGTTTTGAGATATGGTGTAATCTTTTCAAAATATATCGTATTGACTTATCTCTGTTTATAGATTGCTTTTCATTTCGGATTACATCAAATGGTTGCGAGGCTATAACCCCAACAGACACTCCAAGAAGTGTTGAAACTATAGAATTATAACCAGAAAATGTATCGCGTGCCCCAAAAAGACCTAATGCAAAAATGGTATTACGAAGATAAAGAGGGACAAACCCATGTGGTTTATAAGTAATAGGTAGTCCTTCTATACGAGCCATTTTCCAATTAATAAAAGGCGTTTCTACAATTGTTTGAGCAAGAGAGACCATCGGAGAATATGTAACCCAATTCAAATTTCTACGTTTACAAAGATCTTTCCCACCTAAAAAAACAATTCTATTTGGAATCAATCCAATAAATTGGAATGTAATCCCAGACATAATACCACGATATCCTCTCCACAAAGGTGTACGGTTAATAAATCTGGTACGAACAACGTCAATCGGCTGTGTAAGAATAGTTTCACACGTAGCACCGAACACATATATCGCAGTGTCTTTAAACATGTATCACTTATACAATATGTATAGTCTAGCATAGATGGTTTTAGTAATGCGATATTTAAAGATAATATAACTATTTCATATAAATGTTTCCAATATCGTATTCACTTATTGATATTTGGAAAGACGATGAAAATTTAGAGTGCACACCTTTGAGTCGTTGTATTGCATTTCCGTTTCTGTTTATCACAATGCCAATCGCGATTGCGTTTGACATTTTAACATTTCCTTTTTGTATCCCAATCACATTTATCAAAGATGCGTGTAATATAAAATACGATAAGAATAATTTATACGATATAATTATTCGTCAGGATCCGGAGCTTTCTCAAGAACCAATATATATTCTTTCACATTACGATGATTCGCCGGATTTTCCCCGTTTCCGATATTTGCCATAATATTTCGCTTATGATCAACGGAGTAAAAGTCTAGACTTTTTACACATTTCATATCCTTTATCCCTTTAGTAAGTTCTTCAATATTCACTAAGGACTCATTGCTATAACTAATCAATATCCATGTGACTGGTAATCTATCTATTAATTTTTGAAATGATGAAATCACATCCTTCTTTTTATTCCATGAACTGACCATACTTTTATCATGACAAGAACTTTTAGAAATCCTATCGATTCTTCTATTTGTAGTAAGACCAACTTCTGGTTTGTCCCATTTAGTAATACTATCCCAAATATGATAATACGTAGAATATGAATGTGTAGTATACGGAGGGTCTATATATGCAACATCTGCTTTAGGATATTCTATTGTAAGAGCATTTCCTAAAATAAATTTACCTCTTGGGCCACTCCATACTTTCCAATCTTCAACTGGTATTTTTGATAATAGATTTAATGGTTTACTAGTCCTTTTTGCCCAATCCTTCAAATATGCTTGTTGAACACCTACAGTATTATCCACACCGTCCATAGCCATAATTAAAACCGCTACTAATTTTTTAGCAATAGATTTGGTAATCTTTTTAGTTGTTACCCATTCTTCAATCTTGTTACGTATCATATCTGCCTTTTTTGTATTATGAGGTTTCCAAACACACGATTTTATTGAACTTGTACCTGAAGACGACCCGCTATAATATTTTGTAATCCAATCACCTTCACTTAGACTTGGTACAGTTAGTTTATCCAACTCTTCACATTTTTGTCGTAGTAATCGTATATCCGAAGGCCTCGTATTTAAGAATAGTTCTGCATAAACCTCTGAAGCCCATGCCAAATCAGATGAAATAATCTTCCATCCATCTTGACGAAATGCTTGTGAGACCCTTGTAGTACCTGTAAATACATCAATAAACTTTTTATCGTCGACTTTGAGTTTGGAAACAAGTGCGTGTATATAAGGAATAATTTCTCGTTTACTTCCTATATATTTTACACCATATGTCTTGTGAGACATCATAGATAATGTGTTCTGTTTTGAGTAATACAATTTTCAATTCATAATTTCCGAAAAATAGAAAAACAGTTTTTCACAAAACTTTTTTGAAAAAATAAAAAAATTATTTTTGAGAAAGTTTTTTCAGATTTGACATCAGAGCGACATAAGTTATCTTTTTGATACATAAGTTATCTTTTTGATACATAAGTTATCCATTTTTTTATTGATTACATTCTAACCATATTTTTAGTATTACAATGGTAAATAATGTAAATATTGTAGGGTCCCTGGGTAAAAAACTTGCATATGGAAATAGAAAACACGTTTTTTAGAAAAAAGTTTCTGAAAAATTAAAAAAATTATTTTTGAAAAACTTTTTTCAGATTTGACATCAGAGCGACATAAGTTATCTTTTTGATACATAAGTTATCTTTTTGATACATAAGTTATCCATTTTTTTTCTGGTAATATTTGAAACCTTTTATTAGTATTGAAATATTACATATTATGAATGTTGTAGGTTCCCTGGGTCAATATTCAAAACGATTATCGGAAAACGCGTTTTTAGAAAAAGTTTCTCAAAAATTAAAAAAATTATTTTTCAGAAAGTTTTTTCAGATTTGACATCAGAGCGACATAAGTTATCTTTTTGATACATAAGTTATCTTTTTGATACATAAGTTATCCATATTTTTTATGGTATATTATGTCCCTATTTTATGGTTACATATAGCACGTTTTATAAATATCATAGGTTCCCTGGGTCAATATTCAAAACGATTATTGAAAACGCGTTTTTTAGAAAAAGTTTCTGAAAAATTAAAAAAATTATTTTTGAAAAAGTTTTTTCAGATTTGACATCAGAGCGACATAAGTTATCTTTTTGATAC